CGCGCATGCGAGCTCGACGTTCGGCCTCAAGGCCTCGGGCACGATCACGATCAGCGGCTCGCAGATCCAGACGAACACGAACAGCAGCGCGGCGGCCTCGGTCTCCGGCTCGGGCGCCGGAGAGCTCGGCGCGATCGCCGCGGAAGCGGCCAAGGATCAGGTCGAGGCGAAGGCCGGCGCCAGCGCGGGTGGCGGCGGCGCGAGTGCAAGCGGTAGCGCGAGTGCGAGCGGTAGCGACATTGCACAGTTTGTAGACAGTAGTACCGTTTACGTCGATATCCAGCCAAGCGGCTCAGATACCATCCAGGCGGTCGAGAGCGCCACAGTAATCGTCGATATCACACCTAGTGGTACTGACGTTGCTGACTTCGTAGACAGTAATACTGTGTATGTCGATCTTCAGGCTTCCGGTACCGAGAATAGAGAGTCTTCGGACGCTGACACCGTTTTGGTGGACTTGCAGGCCAGCGGCACAGATATCGCGCAGTTTGTAGACAGCGCGACTGTGTACGTTGACCTCGACGTTAGTGGTAGTGACATTAGAGAGAGTTTCGACGCTGCAACCATTACAGTGCTAATCCTTGCTTCGGCGACTGACACAGCACAGTTCGTTGACAGTGCTACGGTGCCTGTGTTGATTACGCCGTCTGGAACAGAGCAGAGGGAGTCATCCGATACGAATAGCGTCTATGTGGATATCACCACGTCATCCACTGATGTTGCGATATTCACGGATAGCGGCACTGTGACGGTCGTGGTGACCCCCTCTGCTACTGACACGATACAGGCGGTAGAGAGTGCTACGGTGTATGTAGACATTCAACCGATCACTACCGACGAACACCGCGAAATCACAGATAGCAACACTGTGGCGGTTTTGATTACACCAAGCGGCTCCGACATTGCTCAGTTCGTTGACGCCGCTACCGTACTGGTTACCCTTACACCTTCTGGCAGCGACACCGCACAGTTTACTGACGCCAACACACCCTACGTCGATATCACGCCTTCCGGCTCCGACACAATCCAAGCTGTTGAAGCCAATACGGTGTACGTGCTGATTACGCCTTCCGGCAGCGATATCATCGTCGCCGTTGAGAGCGCTACAGTCTACGTTGATATCATCCCTAGCGGTACAGAGTTCATTGAGCATACTGACGCAAACACGGTGTATGTCGATATCAGTGTGGCTACGTCAGACATTGCTCAGTACACAGACACAGGGACGGTTATCGTTGGGATTTCCCCGTCTACCAGCGATATCGCAGCTTTCACTGAGAGCGCGACCGTCCCTGTGCTTATCACTGTATCTAGTACAGACACGGCTCAGTACGTTGACAGCAATACCGTGTACGTACTGATTACACCGTCTAGCAGCGATGTTGCGGTGTTTGTTGACTCTGCAACTGTTTACGTCGATATTGATGCATCGGCGCAGGAGAGTCAGGCTCAGCCAGGTGACAACGCAGAGGTCTATATCCTTCTTACTCCGTCAGCAACTGACACGGCGCAATGGGTCGATAGTAATACAGTCTACGTACTTATTACGCCTAGCGCAACCGATGTTGCTATCTTCGTTGATAGTGCTACGGTCACAGTCTCGCTCTCACCTAGCGGTACTGAGCAACGGACAAGTGACGATAGCGACAGCATCTACGTCGATATCCAGCCAAGCGGAAGTGACGTGTATATTCCGGCTGTCGGGTACACCGACTCCGACACGGTACGTGTCCTTATCACTCCGATCACCACCATAGAAGTTCAGGAGGCAGTTGATGCAGCTACCGTTGTTCTACGAATCACTCCGACAACAACGGATATCGCAGCGTATACCGACAGCGACACTGTTAGCGTTCTCATCGCCCCAAGTGCTACAGAGGCTAGAACGAGTGTTGACAGCGACACAGCCTACGTCGATATCGTACCTTCAGGTACAGAAATCCAAACAGCCGTCGGAGACACTGGAACAGTTGGTATTGTTCTAACGCCGACTAGCAACGAGAACGCCGTTTGGACTGATGCAAGTACAGTTAACTTCGGTATCATTCCTAGTGGTGACGAGTACCAAACTTCGCTTCAACAGGACGCAGCTACCGTGTACGTCGATATCCGAGTGGTCATCCTGTTCTCGGTCACAGGCGTTATGTTCAAACGGTGGACTACGGTTAGTATGACGCGCCGCTGGTATGCTAGTGTCTTTGGCAGGTACGAAGGTGTCATCACAATGCCTTACGAGGAGTTGATGCACGTATGACAGTTAACACCGGAATGGTCATCGACGTTCTCGTCGGCAGTAAGGAGACACTGCTAATTGACCTGGACGATGCTCTTAATAATCTCTCTGATCTTAGTTTGGCTGGCGCTGAATTCAAAGTGAACGCGAAGCGCACCGGTACTCTCATGCAGAACTGGTCTGCGATCCAGACCTATCTTGACAAGCCTATGAGAGCTGGTTGCCTTGTTGATACTAGTATGCCTGGTAACTGGGCTACAGGTCGATACGAGATTCGCTTGCGTTTTACCTCTAACCTCGACACGCCGATCGTCGGCCCGTTTGAGTTCTCGGTCAACCCATGAGCATTCTTGACGCAGGAATCCAGCAGGACGTTCTTTTCGAGCGTATCGGGTACGAACCCCATAGCGAAGGTCAGTGGGAAATCCACACTACTACCGCTAGGTTCTGTATCCCCTGCTGTGGACGCCGTTGGGGTAAAAGCCAGTCTGCTGGTCATAAGATGACTCAGAAGATGTTTGTGCCTGATACCGTTAACTGGATTGTTGGGCCAACCTACAAACTAGGAGAAAAAGAGTTCCGTGTCGTGTGGGACGACTTTAAAAAGCTCAAGCTGCTTGACAAGTGCAAGAAGGCATACAACAAAGTCCAAGGCAACATGTACATTCGGACTCCGTGGAACGCACTGCTTGAGGTCGTATCTGCTGAGAAGCAGGAGTCACTGGTTGGTGAGGGTCTGGCCCACGTAATCATGTCTGAGGCTGCTAAGCACAAGATGAGTACTTGGCAGATGTACATTGAGCCTGCGCTGGCAGACAAGCGCGGCAGTGCTGACTTCCCAAGTACTCCACAGGGGTTCAACTGGTACAAGGGTCTTTACGACATGGGGCAGCATCCCGACTTTCCGATGTATCAGTCGTGGCGCTTTCCTACTTGGTCTAACAAGGCTGTCTTCCCTGACGGACTGGAAGACCCTGAAATCGTCCGTATTCACTCGCAAGTCTCTGAGCAGTATTGGCTGCAAGAGTACGCTGCTGAGTTCACTACGTTTGCTGGACAGATTTACCCCGAATTCAACGAAATGGTGCATGTCCGGCCTATCGAGTTTAATCCAGCTTGGCGCAACTACCAGGCATGGGACTTCGGATACAACGACCCCACAGTCGTACTCGATATCATGGTCGATCCTGCCGATAACGTGTACGTGTGGCGTGAGTACCAAGTCAGCGGTAAGAGTACATGGGAGCATGGCTGGATTATCAAGAATAGAGAGAATCCTGACGGCTACCACATTAACGCCATGTTTGCCGATCCTCGCGGTAAGGATCAGATCGAAACGCTTAAGCTCGTTCTCGGTCATCTTTACGCTCAGGACGTAGAGGGAGGATGGAGCGCAGGCGTCGAAGCGATCAAGCGTTGGCTTAAGCCACAAGACGGCGGATTGCCTAAACTGTTCATTGATCCGAGCTGTATCCACCTTATCCGGCAGATGACCACTCTTCGCGCTAAGGAAATGATCGAGGGTCGTAACGAGCGTCCGGGTCAACACGACTATGACGACCACGGCCCTGATGCACTGCGTTACTTCTTTAACCACTTTGTCGTGATGGGCCAAGGTATGACACTAGAGTCCGTATATTCTGGCGAGTATGCGAAGACAGAGGCCGCAGGCTTCTTCACGTATAACACCGGTATCTCTCTCGGGAACAGGATAGGCTTTTAGTGGCGCTTACACCTACACTTTCAAAAGAACCCCGTAAGCAGGTTACGGGTACTTCCTACGAAAGCAAGCCTGCTGTTCCTCCTGCGCCTAATTCGTATAGCGAGATAGGATCGCAGACCGCCTCAGCGATTAGAGAGATCGTACCTGAGCTAGCGACCGCTACTCAGCGTACTCAGACTTACAAGAAGATGAAGCGTAGCGACGCTTCAGTGCGTTCATCTCTTAGAGCGGGTAAGGCACCTGTCCTCGGTGCCGAGTTCTTTATCCAACCGTTCGATGAATCGCCGGAAGCAATGATCGCTTCGGAGTTCGCAGCGTTTAACCTGTTTGAAGCTCCGACAGTTCCGTGGCTCGTTAACCTCGCTAATGCTTTGACAGCGTTGGAATACGGAGCCAGTGTTTTCGAGCCTGTGTACGAATTGCGGGAATGGGCACCTAAGCAGACACAGCCCACAGCTAACCGCAAGAAGTTCACGATGCTTCGTAAGCTCGGTTTCCGTCCAGCGAGTACCATCAAGTCGTTTGACTATGACGACAATGGTGGGCCAGTTGGTATCACACAGAATGCGATTAACAAGACTGGTAACGTCAAAGAGGTTAAGATCCCAATTGAGAAGCTTGTCATCTTTACGTTCGACGGTGAGGATACTGGTTTGGAGGGCGAGAGCATTCTTCGCTCTGCTTACCAAAACTGGTTCTATAAGACCACTCTCTATAAGATTGACGCTATTCAGAAAGAACGTCACGGTATCGGTATCCCCGACGTTGAAATCCAGGCAGGAGCCAGTACGACCGATAAGAAGCTCGCACATGAAATGGCGCGTAACCTCCGCACCAACGAGTACAGCTACATTGTGCGTCCACCTTCTCTTAAGGTCGGATTCGCTAAGCCCGAAGGAAACCTGGTTAACGCCCTGGAATCAGTCTCACACCACGACGACATGATTATGAAGAATATCCTCGTTCAGTTCCTCAACATGGGACTCGGCGGCGGTGGAGGCGGTAGAGCCACAAGCGCCACAGCGGCGGATATCTTCCTTAAGGCCATGTCGTACATTGCGAACAGTTGGTGTCAGGCTCTCAACCTTTATCTCATTCCTCGCCTTATCGCGTATAACTTCCAGACCGATAAGTTCCCGAAGTTGTCCGTTAAGAACATCGGCGAGACTAAAGACTTCCAGATGTGGAGTGCTGGTATCCGCAATCTCGTGGATGCTGGCATTATCACGTACAGCCACGAAACCGAGCAATACGTGCGCGGTGTGGCTGACATGCCTGCTCGCCTTAGCCCCGTTAGCGCCGAAGAACTGTCGATCACCCAGGGTACAGGTAATATCCCTGGCAGCGGAGAGACTAGTGGCAACGTGGGCAAGTCCGATACGTCAGGAGCGACTTAATGCCCTGGATCGTTAAAAAGGAAGGTAGCGAGTATTGCGTGTTTAAGAAGGGTGGCGGCAAAGTCGCCTGCCATAAGACGCGCAAGGAAGCTACGCAGCAGATGCGTGCTTTGTACGCTAACAGCAAAGAATTCTCTGAAGTTGCTGAAGGTCTGCTTACTATGCTTCGTCCTCTCCGCTTTTCGGAAGCTGAGGTTAAGGGCGATAAGCTAGTCAAGTGGATTCAGGCGTTTCCGTACGGACAGTGGGATCACCCCATTTGGGGCATGACCTACTTTAGTAAGCATAACGCGGAAACCATGAAGATGAACTTCAGTGAGCGGGTTCACGGTAAAGATATCCTTACTACTGACTTTGAGCATGGTATGGATATCTCGAAGGGTACGAAGTCTTCGGGTAACATTCTCGATATGGACGTTAGGGAAGATGGTATGTGGTGGCTCGTTGAGTTCACTCCTACCGCTACCAAGGAAATCGAGGATGGTGAGTGGAACTACTTTAGTCCCGAATACTACGAAGTCTACGAGAACCACATGAATGGTGAGATTCACGCCGACGTTGCTACTGGCGGCGCTCTTACCAATAAACCGTGGATCAAGGGCATGATGCCCATTAACCTGTCAGAAGTGCTTGTGGATAAGGGGGTGCTTAACAGGGACGAACAGACTGGTGAGGTTGCTTGGCAGGAACACCACGATCCTGACCAAGACCCTGACCAGCAGCCTAAGCCGGAAGACCCACAAGGAGGGGATGATCGTTTCCATCCTAACCCCCTTCCGGTGCAGAAGGAAGCAGACGAAGAACAGGAGGCTAGCGTGGAGATTACCGCTGCTATGCTTACTGCACTCGGTTTGCCTGAAGATGCTACGGAAGAGCAGGTCGAGGCTGCCATTACTACGGCGGCTGCGGCGCTTACCTCCACTCAGGCCGACGAGGAAGCAGCTAAGCTATTTAGCGAGCGTTTCCCCGAGCAGCACCGCATTATGACCGAACAGGCCACTGAGCTTGAGAGGCTTCGTAAGAAGGATGCTGAGCGGGATGCCGAGTTGTTCGGTAAGTCGTTCTCCGAGTTCGTTATCAAGGTCAAGGGCGAGACTGACGGCGATGACGGTGACGACGGTGGCGACGAGGTTGAAGTTCGTAAGGGCTTTTCGGCGCTTGTGTGCGATCAGCTCACTGAGCTTCATAAGAAGTTCTCGGAGGGTGTGGCTACCCCTGACGATCTTAAGCCCATCCTTGAGAAGATCGTTGCCGGTGACGGCATCGTGGAGTATGGCGAGCGTGGTTCTCGTACGGAGGATACGGACGAGACTCAGGCTGCTAACCCGCAGGAGGCCGCAATCAAGCTTAGCGAGATTGCTACCAAGCTTCAGAACGAGGCTGGTGGCCCCGATAAGCTGAGTTGGGGCGATGCGCTTGCTCAGGCTTCTAATCAGAATCCCGAGCTTGCGAAGCTGTATCGTGATAGAAGCGGAAAGGAGGGTTAGCAGAGCATGTCCGTCGGTAACTATGTTCTCGATAAGGGCCGTGTTCCCGAGTCTGCACTTACGATCTATCGTGCAGTGAAGGCCGGTACCGCTGAGGAAAGTGTTACCGCTGTTACGGCTGATACTGACCTGCTTGAAGGCGTCGTGCAGTTTGGCGTTTCCGCAGGTGAGTTGACGAAGGGTAAGCGCGCTAGCGTCCGTATGGAGGGTATCACCCCCTGGGAAGCTGGCGCGGCTGTTACAAAGGGCGCGCTTCTCACTATCGACGCTAGCGGTCGTTGTATCGCTGCGACGACTGGTAAGCGTGTTCATGGTCGTGCCCTTTACGCCGCCGGAGCAAGCGGTGACGTAATCGGTGTTGAACTCATGCGTAACGCGCAGATCGTCTAAGGAGGGTAGATAGATGTATGATCCTAGTGGTCTATACGTTGACCCTATCCTCTCAGGGTTCAGCGTCGGTTATCAAGACCAGCAGTTGTACGGACACAGGCTTGCGCCTGAGACTCCCGTTAGCGCCCTTAGTGGTCGTTACCGGGTGTTCGATAGAAGTAACTGGCTGATCTTCCCCGACACTCGCGCACCGGGAACGGTTGCTAACGAGGTCGTTGGTCGGAAGTGGAGTGAGGACACCTACAAGGTTGCCGAGCATGCTCTCCAGTCTCCGATCTTTGACGAGGAAAGGGAAGTTCTCGCCTCTGACGGTGCTCTCACCGCTGACGAGAATGCAGGCGATCTGGACATTAGCCCGGAGCGTGACGCTACCGAGCTTATCACCCGGTCGATTCTCCTTAAGCATGAGAAGCTCGTTGCCGACACGTTCCGCAATACGGCGAACTACGCCGGTAACCACGCGGTCACGCTGTCGGGTGCTTCACGGTGGGACGACTACACCGGTGGTACCTCTTCTACGTCCGATCCCGTTGCGAATATCAAGACCGCTGTTATGCGGGTTCGCCTCGATACCGGTCGTTGGCCCAACACGGTGATCTTCCCGATGGACGCCCTTGGCGTTGTTGAGGGTCATCCGCGTGTTGTGGATCGTTTCAAGAACTTCGCGCTTACCAACCCGGAGGCGTGGAAGCAGCTCTTGAACGTTCCGGCTCCCGAGAACTTCTTTATCGTTGACTCTGTGTATAACGCTGCACAGAACATCAACGCGACGGAAGCAATTACGTCGTTTTGGGGTCAGGACGTGTGGATCGGTATTGTCGATCCTCAGCCTGGTCAGCGCACTAAGACGTTCGCTAAGACGTTTGCGAAGGCTTACGCCGGTGGCATGCGTCCGACGGAGAAGTGGCGCGAGGAACCGCGCAAGGCCGATGTTGTCCGTACCAGCTACCGCTACGACGTGAAGATCGTTTCGGCTGCTGCCGGTTACATCATCAAGACCGCTGTTAACGCTCTCGTCTAAGAAGGGAGGATAGAAGCAAATGGCTAACTACGCATGGACTGAAATCCTCGGTGACGAGGGTAAGGTCATCAAGCTCGGCGATACGGTTACTGCCGCTGACGTTGGTGGGAAGGATGAGTTGGAGCGTTT